AAGCAAAACCACGCAGAGAGTGGAAACATGAGACTGGTGGTGGTATGACTCGTGCAGAAAGAGATAAAGCACGCAACAAAGAAAAGGGTGAAGCACTCAAGAAGAGAAAGGCAGAACTGATTAAAGACTTCACTGAAAAGCATGGCAGAGCACCTAAAGGAAAAGAGAGAACTAAACTGCTTGGTTTAGCACATGGCACTGTAAAAGCAGGAGTCTGAGAATTACTCACCTCCAAAGTGTACCTATAATATAATTCCATCAGACCCCTCTAGAATCGTCTACAACACTATGAAAACTGTGCCTGTGCCTGTTAGTACCCTTGAGACTTTAATTGAAGGTTTGCAGAATGCTGTGAATATATGTTATAATGTTGATAGTCTATCTGATGATGGTGAGAAATCTTATCCGTTTGCAGCAGGGTATTCTCGATCCACAATGGAATGTGTTATTCAAGATCTTCAACGACTGAAAGATAGTAGCAATTAAAGTTACTCACCTCTAAAGTGTACCTATATTATGACCGCAAATATGATGAAGATTCAACTCCGTCCGCATCAAGAACGTGCTGTTGCTGTCATGCAAAAGCACAACAAAGGTCAACTGATTGTACCTACTGGTGGTGGTAAGACTCTGAAGATGATCTATGATTGTCTGCGTGAGTTGCAGTCTGAAACTCCCCAGACTATTGTTGTTGTTGCTCCGCGCATTCTGCTTGCGGAGCAACTCTCTTCTGAGTTTCTGGAGTTCATCACCAACGCAGAAGTTCTGCACGTTCACAGTGGTGAAACTCATCACGTTAGCACTACCAAACCTGCTGATATTGCAGTTCATGCTGGTATGTGTGCTGCTGCTGGTAAGCATCAACTGATCTTCACTACTTACAACTCTCTCAATCGTCTGCAAGCAGCAGAGATTGATGTGGATACAATCTACATGGATGAGGCACATAATTCGGTTCAACGTCACTTTTTCCCTGCAACTGAGCACTTCTCTGCTGCTGCTCGTCGTTGCTACTTCTTCACTGCTACCCCGAAACATTCTCTTGCTGTGGGTAAACCAGGCATGAATGATGCAGATGTTTATGGTCAGGTCATCTGCAAAGTTCCTGCTCCTGAACTTGTTCAAGGTGGTTTTATTGTGCCCCCTAAAGTTGTCGTCAAGCAACTGGAGATGGTGAAGGGCAAGCAGACCAACTTTGACCGTGATTCTGCTAACCTGCTGGAAACCATTGACGACAACAATGTCGGCAAGATTCTGATCTGTGCTAAGGCAACCAAGCAAATTGTGTCGTTGGTGACTGAAACTGATTTCTGCTTTGAGTTAGAGTGTCGCGGTTATTCTTGGATGTATATCACTGCCAAGACTGGTGCAGTTATTGATGGCAAGAAGGTCAACCGTGAGGTATTCTTTGATACCCTGAGTGCATGGGGCAAGGACAACTCTAAGAAGTTTGTTGTTCTGCACCACAGCATCCTCGCTGAGGGTATCAATGTGTCTGGTCTGGAAGCAGTGCTGTTCCTGCGTAACATGGATTTCATTGGTATCAGTCAGACCATCGGACGTGTGATCCGTTTGCATCACGATGATGCTGCTAAGTTGCGTGATGGTTCTATTCAACCTGGCAACCTCAGTCAGTATAGCAAATCGTTCGGTCTTGTGTGCATCCCTGTGTACAGCAAGGTTGGTATCAGCACTGCCCGCGCAGTTCAGTCTGTTGTTGATACCATCTTTGAGAAGGGAGAACCTGCCATCAGCACCGTTCGCAGGTGAGTCTCACTGAGAACCCAGTCACAGTCAGGGGTCAAACCTTGATTTTTCTGCAATTCTGCGTCACTGACCCCATAGGTCATCCACCGCAAGGAAATCACTGATTTTTCCCAAAGTGTAATCCAGGGCTTGACATCCCTACCCAAAGTTGTTAAGATTAAATTGCTCAATCATTATGATGGGCACATCGTTCACTCGTTTATTAAAATGAAAAAAGTTAAAGTAACGTCCGACACGAAGATTTCGGAACTAATTGAAGTATCGCAAGAAGATGGACCTAACTATCCTCTGCTTTCCTTTAAAGGTTTTGGGGTAAGGATTCCTGATAAAATTGTTCCCACCAATGCAAACTATCCTAGGAAGACAGAAAGTTCTAAAGGCAATGTTGATGTTTTGATTGCTTCAACTGCTGGAGGTTGGGCTACAAAGTCTTGGCCAATGAGTATTTTTGTTAGTAACAATAATAAAGAGGAACTTTTTGACCGTAGGCACACACTAAAAGCAATTAAGGAGAATAAGTATCCACTCGTTCCAGTTGCTCTCTACGAAAGGAAAAAGACTGGCAATGTCATCCTTGACAATCTTAAAGAAAGTTCTGTACTTACTTTGAGTGGATTGTATGCAAATGGAACTGATGGCACTGTCAACTCTGTACAAAATGATTATATCAACGCAGTCAAACTTGTAATTGAAGAGAATAACCTTCCTCAAACAAAAGAAGTTGTTGATGAACTTTTGTTAGTGACTGGAGTTGAAGATCGTTATTCTTATCGTCCAACAATCAAGGCAATTAAAAACGCCATTCTAGATAAGAAGACCAAATCCACTAAAGTTTTTAACACAACAAAAGAGGAACAAAAGGATTGGATTACTTCAAATCCTTTCTTTGGTAACAACAACTACTCGTCTGTAGATGGAGTTGCTGTCAGGAGCAAAGTTCTTGATAGTCAGTTCACCTATCGTTACGCTGGTGATATTTTGAAATGGGCATTTCAATCGTGGACTAAGAGTGAAAAAGTTCGTGTCCTAGTTTACAGCAATGCAGAGCACGAAAGTCAAATCGAATCCGAACGATCTGAGATTGTAAAAGTGATGGAGGAAATCTTTGTTGGTCCTATCAACTTCTTCAGTCAAAAAATCAGTTCTGTTTTTGGTGGAATGATTACACTACCAAAAGTTTCGATCTCTGATCTTCCCCTTGAAATCTGGTCGATGCCTCAAATTGAAGGTGAAACTGAAGCAGTTCAATTAGTATGAAAGAAGGATTTATTGTCGGTAAAGGTGAATATGCTGCCATCCCATTTGGTAATCAACTGATGGTAATTCACAAGGGAGAGCAACTCAAAGTGTGCAGAACTGAGTCATCAGCAAGAAACTTCATTGATGCTCATAAAAAAGGTAAGTCACTGGGTAAACTTCCTATCAATTAAAGTTACTCACCTCGAAAGTGTCCCTATAGTGTAAGACGCATCTACCCTATGCCTCGCACTCGCAAACAGTCTGAAGTGTCTGTGCCTGAAGTTCTGATTACTCGTGATCAGTATATCAAAGACATCAAGATTCGTTGGCAAATCCACCAGTATGAAATCACTAAACTGATGGAAGATCTGAACAAAGTTGTGCAAACTGTTGCTCCTTATGTTCAGCAAATTCGTGCTCGTTATGTGACAGTACGATAAGTGTACCAAGGGGGGTTGCGATCCCTCTTTTTTTGTGCGATCATTACATTATGCAAAACAAACACCTTGAACATCCAGAAGATCAAATCCTCACGGGTAATCTCTCTGTCTTGGATTGGTTTACTGCTGATTCTACTATCAGTGTCAAGATTGATGGTGCTCCCGCTATTGTTTGGGGGACCAATCCTGCCAACGGAAAGTTCTTCGTTGGAACTAAATCTGTCTTCAACAAAGTAAAGATCAAGATCAATCATTCACATGAAGAAATTGATGCGAACCATGAAGGTAAAGTTGCGGATATTCTTCATGCTTGCCTTGATTATCTGCCTCGCACAGATTATATCTTTCAAGGGGATTTTATTGGTTTTGGGGGTTCTGATACTTATCGTCCCAACACGATCACTTACAAGTTCCCTGAGGTAGTCTATCAAGAGGTTATTGTTGCTCCTCATACATTCTACATTGCAGAGAATGATCTGAGGGATGCTGTTGCCTATCCGATGAACTTTATCCTCACGGATACTCCTTATGTCAAGTTTGTGTGCCCTAGAGCAGACATTTGCCCTCATCGTGAGGATCTAGAGGACATCAGTAAGTTTGCCAAACAGATGAGCACTTTGTGTGAGTTTGTGTCTGAACGCAAGGCAACAGAAATCAAAAAAGTCATCAATTCCTACATCCGTGAGGGTAAGGAGGTCGATGAACATGAAATTGCAGAAAATTATGATGTTGACATCAACCTGCTGCGTTTGTGGAAGTTGGTGTACTCCATCAAGATGGATTTGTTCTTCTTCATTCGCACTGATGATAGCATCCAGTGCTATATTAATGGAGAGAAATCTGATCATGAGGGTTATGTCATGACCAACAAGTTTGGCATGATGAAAGTTGTTGATCGTCATCAATTCTCTCGTGCTAACTTCAACATGGTGCGGAATTGGGGGTAATAAAAGTTACTCACCTTGAAAGTGTACCTATAGTATGAGCAACACCATCGTTTCCGAAGTCTACTCCTACCACACAAATTGGAAGGAAGGTAAAGTCAATCAAATGTGGATTGAGCAAATCACTGATAAAGAGTGCGATAATCTCTTTGTTGCTGTTGCACATAATCCTCGCAATGGTTCTACAATGGAGATGAGCAATCCTCGCACATCTTATGAGGAAACTCTAAACTGGGTTCGTCATTGGTGCGGCACTTTCTGTATCCTTCCTACCTGAACTGACTAACAATTAACACTAACAACACAAACTGACTATGAAATGCGAAGTTAAACTCTACGTTGCTGGTAAAGTCTTTACGGAGACTGTAGAAGCACGAAACTATCAGGATGCTCGTGAGACTGCTCTCGCCCGCAATCCTACAGCAAAGGTGATTGGTGTCAACGCAGTTTTCAAGTGATCAAAGTTACTCACCTCTAAAGTGTACCTATAGTATAACCACCTGATTCTGATGACTGTCATCAACCAACCACGAACAATTAACGGAACAGAGTATCAAACTCCAACCGTTGATGGTATGGATCGTGTTCAGATTAACAATCGTTTGCATTATATCAATGTGGAGATTGACAAACTTCGTTCTACTCAAACTGCACTGATTGAGATGCGTAACCAACTCGATCGACACAATGAAATGTTAGAGATGGGTGATCTGTTTGACGAAATGTTCGGAGGATGATAGAATAGATCAATGGGAATGAGTTGTGCCCTAAAGTTACTCACAAAACACTTTATCCTTACGAGGAGATTCATGACTAAGACCGAACAGTTTATTGCAGCACTTCAGAAAGTTCCCCAAGAAGTGTATCGTGACTTTATGAAAGTTGCAAGAATTGTTTCACTCCAATATCCTTATTCTTTCGGGATTGATTGTTTTGCCCGCGGTGAGGGAATTGAGTATGGATTTGCAGAAGAGATTGGCAAGTACATTAACCTGAAACCAAACAAAAAAGGTCAGGCAAATGACCCTGACTATGTGTTTGATGATTGTATCTTTCCCGATGCAAAAACTCAGTGTAGTGGTATGAAACCACAGAAGATGGGAAAGAAACTCTTTTACACGAAACAATGGGATATTCAGAAGAAAGCAAAGGGCACCAGTTCCTTTCAATCAAAGTCTGATTGTTATGTGCTAATTGATCCTCACTATGCTCGCATTGCAGTTGTAGATAGTGCAGTCTTTTACGGTAAGAAAGTTGCACCTAACACTGCACGAATTAGTTTCTCTGTAGCACCTGAGAATGTGGTAATGATTTATGACGGTGCTTCTGAGATTCTTGACATTCAGATTGAGCACGATCCTAATGCAATTTACCGTAAGATTTGGGAAGAGGCAGCATCAAAAGTTCAGTGAATAAAAGTTACTCACCTTCAAAGTGTACCTATAGTATGAGCACTCCTGAAACCATGATCGAATTCCCCACACTTCAGTCCAAAGATGGTACAATGCTGGTGGGTTTCTATCCTATCACCGATGCACCGAATCATGTTCTGAAGGTGCTATCTTGGAAAGGTGTTGATACCATCTCTCGCAAGTGCATCTGGAAATCTGATGTAACTCGTGAGGTGAATGAGCGTCTGTCACTGGGATATTATGTCACTGGTGATAACATCGGTTCTGAGCAAGATTGGAATCCTATGTGGGGTGCATGTTGATCGGGTTCAAAGTTACTCACCTCCAAAGTGTACCTATAGTATGAGCACTTACGTTTCACCACTCACTTCTAAAGTCTATCAAATCGTTGAGACTTCACACACACGAAATGCATGGGATGCACAAGGTAATCTAACACCTTATGTACAATCTGTCTTTGACATTTACTATCAAGGTCAGAAAGTACAGTTTGCATTAACTGCGGAAGGTGTTGCAGATAGTGTTGCACATCTCGAAAATCCTGGTCCTGATCTCTCTTCACGTTTCGACTGATTATGATTGAAATCCTTCTTGCATCTACGATTATCGGATCAACCGAAATTGCACCGAATGTTCTTCAGATTGACTACCTTACTCCAACGAATCAAATCGTCACTATTCTTGATAATGTTGAACTCACAGGAGGAGAAATCGACCGTGATTGAAACTGAATTCTTTATACTGACTCCTGAACAATATGAAGAACATGTACAAGATGCAGATGAGTTAGGTATCTCAATCGACTATTATCTGTCTGAGTTCTGTGATGTCCAAGGTCCTCTAATCACTACAAACAAATGATTCTCTACAGTCCCGAAGATCACGGTTGTGCCTATACTATTGACAGTGAAGGTACATTATACTACATCCCCATTCATTCCAATGGTATTCTCAACTTCGGTGAATTATGCGAGGTTGATTATGAAGAACTGCGAGATGGTGGTTATGAAGATGAAGTGCAAGAGGTTCATCAAAAGTTAATTCAAATGATGAAATCTGTAGGCGAATACTATCAGCACGCAACTGCCAATTAAAGTTACTCACCTCCAAAGTGTACCTATAGTATGACTAACACCTCTTTCGACTTCCAAACCGACATCACTCCTGCCCTTCTGGAGTTTATGTGCAACAATCATACTGATCTGAATGACTGTGTAGATTTTGTTTGTAGTGTATTCGATCTCGATGCAACTGATGATCTGATCGATTATGTTGCAGAAGAGTTTGATGCTTTCTTCGGTAACTGATAAAGTTACTCACCTCGAAAGTGTCCCTATAGTATAGGACTCGTTACCACTCATGCGAATCATCGAAAAGCAAATGAACACTGCAATTCTCAACTGTGAGGATTGGAAATCTGATAACACTGAAGTTCTCTATTCTCCTGAAAGAGATGCTTCTTATGTGTATCTTCATGGTAATCATATTGCTACCATTGGTGATACCTTCATCGAACTTTATACCTGTGGTTGGAAGACTCCTACCACTAAGTCTCGTCTAAATGCTATTCTTCATGAACACGCAAATGGTTCTCGTATCTTTCAAAAGAACTTTGAATGGGTTGTAATTGATGCGGACAACAATGATCCGATTCCCTTCACTGAAGGTATGGTGCTTAACTGATGTCTAAGTTCCTGATTGGCGTTGTTGTTGGTATTGTACTCTCTACGGTAGGGTTCAACGGAATTGCATCTTTAGGCAATCGAGCAGTCAACGGAATCGAAACATTCGCAAGTCAAAATCAATGAAGAAAGAGGGATTAGACCCTCTTTTTTTATGTCTAAAAGCACAATATAACGATAAAAGTATATTAAAATGTATTATAAATGTGTTTTTAAATGTATATGAGTTTTCAACATACCTGTGGAAAAGTATGTTGAAACTGTGGAAAAAAGACCTTATAAATGTCTCCAGGTCTTGTGATTATACCCCTTTAAATCCTTCTGGACCTTGTGATCTTACCTTGCGAGCATAGCACAAGACTCGAAAAATGTCAAGACCCCCGAGTATCACAAAACCCCCACACATCTCCCAGAAACTATAAGGACCGCAAATAAATACCCACAACCCATTGACATTCACTCTCAGAAGACTTATAGTATTCACATACACATTCGGAGAACACTTATGTCAGTTGCTTACACTCAGGCACAGAAGGTTCGTTATCGTGTGACCCTAGATCTTGAGGTTTTCGCAGACTTCGATCCTCATCAAATGGACTGGGATAAACTCTTTAAGTTGGAACCTGCTGAGAAGTGTTCTGCGTATGTTGAGGATCTGAGCACACCTGATCGTTGGTGATTCTCAGGGTCTCAAAGTTACTCACCTTGAAAGTGTACCTATAGTATAAGGACACACACCACTGATGACCACCACTCTCGAAACCACCTACAACGGTTATGCTAACTACGAGACCTGGAATGTAGCACTATGGATTCAGAATGATGAGTGGTTGTATAACACTGCTAAGGCATGTGTAGAGTTCTGCAGTGACAATGAAACTCCTTATGAGAAGTTCGTTCGTTGCATGTCTAATGTTGATTACTTCACTACTGGTGACAATGTTCGTTGGGATTCTGATGCAGTAGATCTCGAAGAAATCAACGAAGTGCTTAACGATCTCTGAGGTCTTAAGTAACACCAGTGACCTGAGTATGTCCTAAAACTGCTCACACATCAAACACACAGTTCACAACACTTTTCTTCGTTATTATGTCTAAGACCGTGATGCTCTCTCTGCTTGCTCAAGGTAACACTGGCAATGAGATTCTGCAGATCCTCGATACTCTCATCGAAGACAATCAGCAGTCCGTTGTTAACACTCAACCGACCGCAGATGTGATCGAGTTCTGATACTAACTGTGTGCCCCTTGGTTGACACTGGGGGGCACTTATGTTAGACTCTTATTCGTTATGCGTATTGGCAGTTCTTAGGGGGTTGCGGTTATGTGCCCTGCGGGCGTCC